CTTTCTACTACTTCAGGAGTATCCTCATCACACTTGGGGCGAATCGAGAGGGGAGAACGCTTCCCGTCAGCTCATATTCTGCGTAGAATTGCTAAACCCCTGGGCTTTGACGAGGATGAACTGTTTACCTTAGCTGGCTTCCTGTCCCCTCAGACGCCGGGTATATCTGAAGAAAGGGTCACCGGTTACAGCAGTCGGCACCTGGACCCCTACGTAGCCAAGATACTAAGCGAAGAGCCGGTTGAGGTGCAGCGCACTGTCATTGGCATCCTCAACATGCTAAAGAGTGTCGCCAAAACAATGACCAAGGAGAACGATTAACTCACTGAAGACAGACCGATAGTCAGTGCCATTTTAAAACTAGGTGTAAACAGCTACCACCACCGCCTCTTTAGGATTGTACTCATCAAAGAATATCACCGCTGCCTTCCTGCCCGAAGTCATTTCCGCCACCGGCAGGTTTCGCGCCACGGTAACATCCTCCAGATAAACCTTATAGCCACCGGCAAGCTGGACAGTGGCAGTGTAATTCCCTGAATTGAAACTCCTCAGTACCGCTTTTCTCAGCCTCATCTTACATCACTCCTTTTAGATTATCTACACTGCTCCCAGCCACAGTCGCTGGCGGTATTCACCACGGTGGGGGCTATAAACCAGAGTCAACCCAAGTACTCTCCTCTTCGCCGATGAAAGCCCGGCTCTGTTATCAGTTATATCTATGACATCATATAACTGTTGACCGCAGTTAACCGGAACCAGAATTGTGCCACTGGCGGCTTCTATTTCAGCCTGTCTTAAATAAGCCTCCCCTCTCTCCTGGGCTTTAGCCACCGTGTCTACATTCCTGTCCTCAAGCTGCCTCAGCCGGTCATAGAGTCTATCTATCTCCCCCCAGGCAAAACTATCAACAACGATAATCTCATCACTCCCGGTATCATATCCCTCCACCTGCACCCGATTCAGCTCCCAGGCGCCCTGCCCATACTTGCCACCCAAAATCTGATGCTCTTCACCATAGCTGTAGGTAGAGCTATCTGATGAGAGGGGATTTACCAGATAGGCTTTACTGCCCTCAATGAAGAGGACATCGGGGACGAAGGAGAGCAGTTTCTGTATAACCGCTTCACCACAGTCACTGGCGCTTACGGTAAAATCAGGATAGAAGCCGGTAATAGCCGATGACTGAGATTTGACTTCCAGCCCCAATCCCACTCTCGCCAGTATAAAAGCAAGTATGTTTTTGACACTCATCTGGTCAGAGGCTTTATTCCAGCGAAACTGACATCTGGCTCTCCAGGTAGTTATTGCTGCCCAGCCATCCCTAGCATAAAGAATGAGACTGGCTTTACCACCCGAGCTGGTATGCTCGTAAGCTTCAAGACTGAAAGCCTGGCCTGAACTCACTTCATTGCCAGTGGTGGTGCAATAGCCGGGACTAAACTCTAACTGACAGCCAGTGTCAAGGACCGATAAATCCCCCTGCCCCGGCGAAGCATACTGCCCTTCATCATTCCTCAGCTCCACGGCTATCTTGCCGGAAGTCTTTCCTAACTCCTGCCTCACCCCGATAACATCAGCGGTTAAGTCAAGACTCTGGGTAGTTAGACTGGCTCGCCACACCCCAGCCGGACTTGACAGCCAGCAATAATCACCGTAATGAGCTATGGCCAGGCCGTATGCCGATGACAGATTGAACGGCACCGGCTCCCGCCATAGATTATCAACGAACTTGGTGTCCACGACAGAATGTGCCCAGAATGGGCGGTTATAGGCTTGACTGCCGGTAAACTTTTCAATAAAGAAACTGCGGTAGACATCCGGCTTATCCATAAATGGCCAGTTATATTCAAACTCGCCATCGGACGGAGCCGAGGCAAGCTCTTTTAACTCCGACCAGTTTCCAGCCGAAACCTCACCGCCATCACCATAAACCAGGCTCCACAGCTTGAAGTTGCCCGCTGAATCCTTCCCGGTGATAAGTAGATTCCAGTCGCCATCATAAACGGTGGCGACTCCGGATAAATTACCGGTAGTTTTATCCCAGGCTGATTTTGTCTGCCACTCCCCACCAACATACTTTTTTACATAGAGAGTTGACTGGTCAGCGAAGAAGATAGCTAAATCACCGTTGGGCTTACAGGCAACGGCCAGACCGTTGATGTTAGTAGTGGGGGAGTAATCAATAATCTCAGGGCTACCCCAAGTAGCACCATAGTCGGTGCTCTTTATACGCTGGATTTTTTTATTGACGCCATCTATCCAGAAGACAGAGACCTCGGCTTCCAGAGAAGCACAGGCAGCGACAGCAGCATTATACTGGTTGGTATAAGTCCATTGGCTGAAATCGCTTGACGGCCCCGGATTGGTCACCCGCTGTCGGTAGAGCTTCCTGGAGTCAGCCAGCAGGGTTATCCTGACTCTGACCAGAGAACCGTCAGCAGGCATAGTCAGCGCATGGAAATAGTCATCCTCCGAGCCGGTATATAGTCGTGTCCAGTCATACCTGACCACCCCGGCAATCTTATTCTTAGCTTCCACCTTAACATAGGGAGTAGCAGATGCTTGCTTCTGAGCAGATAATAGCGTTGAGGTTAGACTTCGCATTGCTTCCTTCTTCTTCTTCTTTGGAGCTAACTAGTTTTGAATTAAATCGTCTCGCTGGTTGGGGATATAGCTGGTTCCCCAGAAGAGGTGACCGGCAATATAGCCCAGGGCAAAGACCATGAGGAACCAGAAGAACAAATCCCAGAGCCAGTGCCCAAGAAGGGCACCAACCGCCACTAGACCGATAATCCAGAGACCCTCAAGTTTATGCCAAGTGTCCCGCAAGATATAAGTCCAGGGGCGACCGCCAATTCTTGACCACAGGGCTTGATAAAGTGTTCCGAGCATAACCTCTCCTACACCAGAGCCGCCAGAATATCCGGCAAAGGCTTACCCATCTTCCGGTAGTGACTGGCCAGGTGGCTGGCAGCCCCAAGGATTTCCTCAGGGCTGGCTTCCACACTCCGCCTGCGGTAACTACCCGGTGAGAGGGCAGCTAATGCCACATCCATCAACCCCCAGTCAACCGTTTCCTCAATATCAAGCTTGCCGCGCAGCGCCCTGAGGATGCTCTTCTGGTGATGGGGTAACTTCCAGGTATTATGGTCTTCAACGTCACCAATAATAGCAAACGCCTCCTTGGGCAAACCGTCTTTGTTGCTAGTTAATGCTTCTTTCACAGTCATAATAACCTCGCCTCTCCCACTGACCTTATCAACTAAGGTCCGTAGTCGGTTGACTTGGAAACAATAGGATAATAGGGCCGGTAGAGAGAACGGACTCTAACCCGGTTTCTCCTCCCCAGCCGCCGCAGCTCCTGCCTGAAACACCTCAGCTTCTCGTTTCCCCAGTTAAGAAACTCCCTGGGGGTAATTCCACCGCCGACGTTGACCCGGTTTATGGCATAGCTTGCCCATTCCACGGCGGCATAGCCACCGGCACCGACAGCAATTAAATCCTCATGCGGGGTGGGGATGGTAGAGCCGGCGCCATCAAGGGTATGGAGCTTGCCGTAGTAAATGTAGGCATTGGAGCCATCTGGAATCTCATCACCAAGGATGGTTAGCGTGTCGCCCCACAGGGCAAAGGGCTGGTACCGCTTGGGAAAATAATCCACCGGATATTCCACGGCTTCAACCATGACCCGGTCAGTTATGCTGGATATATCAATCTCTCTGGAACCGGAGGCGGTGGCTTTAGTTGCCTTCTGCTCGCAGGGAAGATGCTCGGAAAAGTCTTTCAGCGCATGAGCAATATGCCTGTCCAGCTCGTCATCAGTCCAGCGGTAGTTGCTGGCGTCCTCATCGTGCAAATCACGCCTGACTATAGTCCTCATCTCAGTTAGATTCATAGCTTCACCTCTAACTTTTTGACCTCAACCCTGTCCAACCTGGTGCAGGGTAATCCTTCATCATGGCGGCATATCTCCAGGTCGCAGAAGGAAATCTCCTCGTTATCACTGCCCTCATTGATGCTGACGGCTTTACTGGACAAGCCTCTGGCATAGTTCATCAACGCCTGAGCGTCACTTTCATTATCAAAGCTCAGGTCAACTCTTACTCTATATTTCATATCTACCACACTCCGAATAGATGTTTTTCCCGGTCGAAGTAGCTCTGAATTTCCAGCGCACTTAAAACCCTCCTGTAGATGCGGGGGAGTGCTATATAGCCATTGTGATGCCTGCCATTAGCCTCACCAATCTCCAGTATATGGGCATTATCTATATCGCCAACGCTGGACATACTTGCCGACTTGATTTCTTCCAAATCACCCTTAATATAAAGCGTGGCATCACCATCTCTATCAAAGGTAACAGCCACAAGATACCAGGCATCTATGGCCAGGTTGCTGTCGTTGTTGTATTGGACTTGATTTGACGCAGAGTCCTCGGCGTGAACCAGAATCCGCCAGTAAGCCTGAGCTACGCTTGTGGTATGCAGTCCATAACCATTGGTAAAGTAACCAGCCTTTTTGGAGATGATACCGGCGTTACTATCGGAAGGGTAAGACGTATAGACCCACACCAACATAGAGAAATCGCCAGTACCCATATCAAGGCTCGCCGCAGTCCCGCAATCCACATAGTCATCAGAGCCGTCAAAGCCCAAATACCATAACCCACTAGGCAGCTTTTTCCAGGTTGCGCCCGTTATTGCGCCAATATTCCCATAGGGACTTCTATCGTAGATTTTGCTACCACCGCCTGGAAGTCCGGGTAAATACAGAACACAGCCTGGTTCTGGTGGCTCAAAGACCAACCTATCTATATCTCTATCAACGAGAGTCTGCATAACTCACCTCACGAAGCCGAATAGATTACCCTGACATAGCTGGAGTTCTTAACTTTAGCCCGCCCTTCATTGGCTTCATTGCACTGGATTACCAGCCTTACCTCGAAAGGCAGGGAATCAAAATTGGCTACCGGCTTGAAGCGACCACTCCGGCTTTCCTCAACATAAGTGGTCCCCACATCAGTCTTGGTAACAGCACTATGAAGGTCGACCCAGGTGCCACCTTTATTCCTTGCCTGCCACTTATAGATAAGGTCAGCCGTAGCCGATGAAACCGCTCTAAAAGCAGCGGTTAAGCCAAATTCAAGCTCAATCATAGCCCCCAGTGGCGGCGGACTGATGGTAACACACTCAACCTCAACGTCAGTGTCAGCCGTGGTGGTATCCACCTCAGCAGACCATTGAATGCCATCTGAGGTTAAGTCACCTCTAGCAAACGGATACTCAGTATGCTCTATTACTGCCAGTCCCATGGTTTACCTCCCAATGGGGGAGGGATTCCCCTCCCCCTCATACTTAATTTCTTATGTGACCGTTGAATCAGCTCTTGAACCAGGCTCCAAGGCAGCTACCGCGGCCGAAACCATGTAGCCGATAATGGTATCACAGTCACCGGAGGTGGTCGGCTTGGTCTCGGTAATCTTGCCGTTATCCGTCCCCTCGGCAACATAGACCGGGTTGCCTGCCGTTCCGCCGGAGTAGCCACTGACCACTGCCCGACGGTAGGCGGTTATAACCTCGGCGCTATCACCATCTTCACCAGCCACCAGTCTCCCCTGAATAGCCGTGCCAACGGTAGCCAGCGCCCGCTTCCAGCCGGAGCCGTAGCCCAGAATATCACCGGACTTACAGGCTTCGGCTAATGTTACCTTGACCAGTCCTTCGCCCTGCTCAACAATCCTTCCTTTTCCCGGGTCAGAGAATGCCATTTTTGCCTCCTTTTATTCCTTAGTCCTTAACCCCGATTAAAGCGGCTGCTTTAACCGCGCTGAACAACGCCAGGGATACGTACCACTTAACTCTGGTTCGGGTGGCATCTTTACTCTCCATAGAACCGATTGGCTCTACAGTCAGATGCCCGGGACTGGTCAAGCCGCAGAGAGCCCACTCCCCAAACTGAACAGCATAAACAGTGGAGCAATCGCCACCGGTGGTGCCGGTCTCAACTCCGCCACTAACGGTGTGGGCATCCAGTACCCAGTCATTGACGCCAATGGGAATACCATCCCACAACTGGACAAAGTTGCCCCACTGGTCCCGGTCACTGTCTATCATTGCCCCGCTCGCCCTGACCAGAGCATTAATCTTTCGCCTTGAGCGGCGGCTCATCAGCAGCATATCCGGCTTGCCCCCTTTTACCACATCAATGAGCTCATCCAGTTTGGCCAGGGTGAGAGTAGCACCAGTATCTCCCATAGCTATTATCTGGTCGCTGGCCGTGGTAGTATCAATGAGCTTCCTGAGACCATCAAATTGCTTGGGGTCGGCATCGACATCACCATAGATAAAGGTCTCCTCAAATTTGTCCTTGACTGCCTTAGCCTTCAGCTCAACAACGGCTGCCTCCAGGTCCTGAATATTACTCCGGGTCGACTTGAGGAAGTTATCTACATCGGCATCACCACCCATAATCTTCAGGTTCGCCGTTTTCTGCTCAAAGGTCGGCGTGGACTCAACCCAGGTATCGCCAACATCATAGAAATCAACACTGGGCAAGGTCTTCTCCTGGTTATAGGTCAGACCGTTACCGACAATCTCAATAAAAGAGAGTTTCTGCAAAACCGGCGAATCCTTAACGATGGTCTCCACCACCCCTTGAAGTAGTACATCATTTGAAAGCTTAGCTGCTTCCGCTAATGTTAACGCCATTTATCTTTTACCTCCTATTGCATATTGAATCTTCTCCCGTGGAGATAGAACTGACAGGTCAAGAGGTGCCCTCTGCGGCGCCCCGGCGGGTATCTTGGTTCTTGAGGCTTCCGCCTCAATTCCCTGTTTAACCCTATCAATAAGGGCTCGGGCATTTCCCAGGGACTCATTTATGGCATCAATAGTGTCCCCGGTGAGCAACTCATCCGGTACTTCTGGATTTGCTTCCATTACCATAGCCCGATAGCTGGCCACCGCCTGAGTTAAAGACTCGTTAAGTTCAGCCAGTTGCCTATCTGACTCAGCCACCGCCTGCTTCAGGATAGCAATCTCACTATCCTTGCTGACCACAGTCTGCTCAAGTTCGGCAATGGCAGCATTTTTAGACTCAAGCTCTTTAGTAAAGGATTTCTTCTCCTGCTTCAGTCTTTCCAGCTCACCCTTGACAGCCTCAAGCTCATCTGTCAGTTCCTGTTCTTTATCAGCCACCATAATTCCTCCTGCTGATTATTCCTCAACGCCTTCCGCCTGAGAAGGTAAAGCACTCTCTCTCGCTACGTTCTTGCTGGATTTGGCGCTAAGCTCTTTGTTCATCCTGAGGATGGTCTCCCTCTCCTCAAGCCATCTTTTGAACTCATGCTCAGGGTCCCTGATACCGATCTCATCCATGGCTGTCCGCCGTGAGTGGATGCCAGTCTGAATTAAAGTCTGCTCGCTACTTATCTGCCTGGCTACATCCTGCGGCAGCACCGGCCCCCAGACCACACGCAGGTGGTTGTCCCCGAAGCTCTCACCCCGGTACTTCTCCAGAAGCTTGAGAACCATTTCATTTCTACGCCTGTAGACAGCCGACCTGATAATCCTCTTCCTTCTGACCTTCTGCAGCAGCGGGTTAAGCTCTATCTCCAGAGCTACCCCGGATAAATCCCTTTCCGTCCCGCCAAAGGCAGACCGCGGCGATTCTGATATGTCATGCAACGTGCGATACAGCAAATTAATATAGTTAATATGAAGATTGATGCCACCGCCCTGCAACAGGTCAAGCAGATAGGCCCTGGCATCCTCGGGGATATTCCACACCGCCCCCGGTCTGATGGCTATATTCTCGGACCCCTCCACATTCTCAAGAACAGCGATGGGATTACCGGATAATTCCAGTATGCGCGATAGCTGGCTCATCGCCCGATTCAATTCCCGCTGTGACTCCATAATCTGGGTTAAATCAGATACTCCCCAGAACTTCTTGGGCTCACGCAGGTTTGGATAGATAATAAAGGGGATAAATCCGTAAGGATTAGGCTTCTTCTCAATCAAGGCATTATCCAGATAGAGCTCAAAGTCCTGGACTGTCCACAGCTCAACAACGGTCGCTGATTTACCCTTGGGCTTCATCTGATAGAGAAGCCCGGTTTCCTCAGCAGACAGGCTGTATCTGGAAGCCACTCTCCACAACTGGGAGGTATCGTCCCCCAGCCACCAGGCATAAATGCCCTGTATATCGGGAGCGGTTACTCTCACTTTCTTCTCAGTAGCATCCCAGATAACCTTGTAGCAAGCATCACCCAGTATGGCACAGTCAATCTCTGTCTCAAGGTCCAGCTGCTCCAGGTTATTATCTTCATAAACCCAGTATAAGGCAGCCTCCGCTTTTTGAGCCCTATCCTGAGCCTTATCCGAGTCTTCAGCGGCATCAACAGCAAAGTTAATGCCAGACATCAGATATGAGGTAATCTTATCTATGAAGACCTTGGCATAGTTAAAAATCAAGCGTCTCTCCCCGTACCTTTCCCTGCCTTCCCACTGCCGACCATGGTAGAAATCAAGAAGTTCTTTATAGCTCCTGGTTCTGTCCGAATCCAGACGGTTTAACTGCGCAGGAATTATCTCATTCAT